ACGCATTGTTCATGTTCCTCCCTTTTTTATTAAAGTTATAAGTATAATATATTATTAAACACTTAATTTATTTGAATAAACAAAATACGCCAACAAAATGCCAACTTGGTATATTATGTGTTATCTGTCTGAAGCGATAATTTTATCCCTTAACCAAACAGGAATGAGGATAAGATTTTGCTCCAGAATTAATGTACAATATTTTTTAGGGAACCACTTCACCCATTCGCCGTTCATTTCAAGTTGCCACGCCCTATCGGTTTCACGCACGAGACGTTTGTACTCATATTCTGCGTACTTAATATCGGGGTATCTTTTGTGCCGTCCATATCCAAAAGGATATTCTTCATACATTCCAGCATCTATACAATCATCAGCATATTCACCCATTTTCACCCTCCAAATATCAGATAACAACCGCATGAACCTGGACGCGGATACGGCTCGCGCCCGGTTATGCGGAGCGTTATCTGTCTGAAGCGATAA